TAGCACCACCAAAATCAGGACCTGTACGATCGTTGTCGATCGAGGAGTCTGAGTTGGAGTCTGTAAGACCGGAAAGACCTGATGGGCCTTGTGCTTGTGTTGCACTGGAGTCACCGGAGAATGTGGTGTTTGCTTCGTTGAAGAGTGCTTCAGTCGAACCAGTTGCACCAGCACCGTAGCGTGACTTCATTGCGAAGATCAAGCCTGTTGGACCAGTCATTGGCTGAACACCAGCAACATCATATGCCATCATGTTTGGCATTGCACGACGTACGAGGCTGATCAGAACTGGGTTCCAGTTAGCAGCGGAAGTAGTTGCGTTACCTGGTGCAGCTTCGTTAAGCATTGCTGCTTGACCGGACTGAGCAGCAAACTCTCTTTCTTGGTTCTCAAGAACAACAGCTGTAACCGCACGCTTGTGTGCATCTTTGATTTCAGTACCTTCGTTCAGTACTGGGGCCCATTTCTGGGTTAAACGATCATAAGTTTCCATTTCGGAACTCCTAAGTTGATTATTAGTATTGTGTTTTTCTAAGGGCTTTAAGATATTGCCCCATTGATTCGGAAAGGTCTTGGACTTCTCCATCATCAACATCTGCAACATCTTCAATGATTGAATCAGTAGCTGCTTTTTCTTTCTTGAAATAAGCTTCTTTGATTGTTTCAACTTTACTTGCGAAGACTTCTTCGCTTACAAAGTCGATATCTTCAGAAAGCTTAACAAGCTTTTCAACTTCTGTTTGTGCCAGATTGCGTGCAGCTTCACGAATAATTTCGTAACGCTTGAACGATTCTAGCTCTTCTTTCATTGCGATCATGTCTTCGGTCTGTGCATCCAGTTTTTCTTCGAGTGAAGAGTTCTGATTAGCCAGATCGTCAACTAGGTCTACTTTGGAATCGGGAACTGCAATATAAGACTCTGTGAACAGTGTCTGCAGTTTGTCCATGAACTCTTCTGCGATCTCAGTACGGATACCGCTCTGAATTGCAAGTTCATTTTCTTTCATCCAATTTTCAACTACATAGTTCAGATAACCGTCGACCTTCTCAACCATATCGGCTTTGAATGTGTCTACTTCTTCCTGAAGTGTGGTAGCATAATTTTCTTCGAGACGCTCAATTTCTTCTGAAAGCTTTGATTTCATCGCTGCTTCAAAAATGATTGCGGCTTTACCTTTGAAACCTTCAGACAAAGTAGCTTCTTCGTCCATCAGTGCTTCGAGGTCTTCAGAGAAATCCATATCTTCAGCTTGTAAGCCAGAAGCTTTACCACCTGTTTTCAGATCGGATTTGTCGGAGTTAGCCTTATCGCCTTTACGCTTCGCTGCAGATTTACCTGCACCTTCTGCTTTCTTCACAGAAGCAACAGATGCCTCTTCCGTGTTTTTAGCATCTTGCATTTCGCTGATTTCGATCCCGTCATCATCGAGTGCAACATCCTGTTCTACTTGATCAGTCATGATTGACTCCTATTTGTTTTTCATTAACGAGAGGAAATTCTTAAACTCGCGAACTTGCGCCTCATAAAGGTCTGCTCTTGGAGTTGTTTTAATTTCTGTCTCTATTCTTTCAATTTCTTGAGCTTCGATAACGCCGTTATTCCAGATCCATTCTACACCTTCCATAATCCCATTAACGAAAGCTTGAGGTGCCGATGGATCTTGAACGATATCAATAGTGTTTAACATAAAGTCATCTTTGACATACATAACACCGTTTCTCTGTTCAAGACTTCCCATACCACGAGTTGATACACCTAGTTGGACACCGCCCTCAAGTAAACCTTTTACGATTTTACCCATTGGAGTTTCCAAAATACGTGCCTTACCCATCACATTATTACCGTCCATTCTTAGTTCGGTAATTAGATGGGATACCTTATCCAAGTTAATAGTAGGACCATCTGGGTGGTTTAATTCACCCACTGCCCTACCTGTTTTAACTTGGCCTGTTACGTACTTATTTACCGCGCTTTCCATAATGGATTTGGGGTAGATACGTCCGTTTCTATTTTTACCTTCGGCCTGAGCAAAGATCCCTTCAATGACATGATTCTTTGATCCGTCTTCTTTTTTCTCGACGATACATTGCACATCAGTCTCTGTAAATTCTGTGATCAGTTTCATTATTTGCCTCCGGCCATTTTTACGAAATCAGTTGCGGCTTTCTTTGCATCATTAAGAGAATTGTAAATGTCCAATTTCTCCATATCGATGTATGCCGTAAATTTATTCTTTTCTTTATGTACCATTATATCATGTTTGCCGACTTTTGCATCATAGACATGCTCACCAGGTGGCATGCCCTTTTTCATTGCTTCACGAATTTGTGCAAAAGTTTTCATATGTTACACTTTATTTTAATATTCTTGTTTATTTATACGTTTAATGTTTTTTACTTTAAAAGAATTAATACCAACCGTTATAGTAATCTTCTTTATATAATTCTTCGATACGATTTTTTTGCAGTGAAGTAAGTTCTGGCGGATCCAACTTTTTAGTCTTCATCATATGTATATCAGGTACTTCTGATTTAAATCCCATCAAACGTTGCATATGATCCATACATTCATTGGTATGACTAATATCATATATATAGTCAAAGTCATCAGTAGATCTACCACTCATCCACCAAGTCTGTGATGATAAATGTTCATTCCAAAATGTATTGTTTTCTAAATGATCTAGCATCTCATCGATGTTATAGCTATGTGATTTAAAAATTAACCAAGCGTTATCATTATGGATTTGATAATAACCTGAAATAAATCTTTTTATAGGATCTCTTTTAATAGCAAATCTAGGCACATCATATCTAAAAAATTCCCAACCAGTATCATCTGAGTTATGCCAAAGTCCTATTCTAGTTTTTCTTCTAGTATTAAGTGGGGTTAATACCATTTGACCTGATTTTAAATTTTCTAAATCTGTATCGCTAATAGTAGGATCTAGTTTAAATTCTTCAAGATCCAATTCTGAAAATTTATTTTTGGTTAACCAGTCCCTATCATGTGCCCAACCGAAATAAGTTTTAATAGTAGTACAAGCATTCTTTGCACATATATTAAAATCTATTTTTTGTTTATTAGGACCATTAAAATAGAGTACTGGTTGCCAATACTCTATTCTAGTTTTTTCCCATTCAGCTAAGCTAAATCTATTTGATTCTAGATCCCATAAAGCTTTTTTCAATTACGTTTACCTTAAACGTTAGATCACTCTTCATCTAACTCTTCATCTGTATCCATATCTTCAGCTGCAGCAGCTAATTCTTCATCCGAAAAATCTAGATCTTCGTCTTCGAATTCATCATCAAGATCTTCTTGATCAATAGTATAAATGGATTGTGCTACAGCAATCTTTTCCTGGTCTATAGCATCATCAACGCGTTGGCCAATTGCATCATTCCAGATAGCACTTGCTTTTTCGAATTCAGAATTATAGATATGGTCAATCATATCAGAGATGCCATTTGTTTCTTCAGTCATAATAACTCCTATTTTGCGACTTTCAAATTAATAGTGTGGTTAGAACCACCGTCTTCTTCTTGATCCTGCGGCGGTTCTTCAGATTCTTCTGGCTCTTCTTGCTCTAACTGTCCAGCCATCTGTTTTATGAGCTCATCATCAAATTTCAATATGTTCTTCATAACCCACTCTTTAGAGAAGTACTCCCCGACATAGTTTTGTACTTGATCAAGTGACTGCAGTTTCTCTCTTAATAGCTCTGCGTCTTTTAATTCAGTGAAGTGGTTATCACGGGTAAATTCAAAGTTAAGATGGTTTGAGAATTCTTCCCAATCTTCTTCTGTAATAACGTTCTTAAGAATAAGCTGTCTCTTAAGCATTTCTCTAAACATCATAGAGAAACGAAGACGAAGACGATCGATAAACTTCTGAAACTTAAGTTCGTCACGTGTAATCTCAGAGGATCTACCTAGAGAGAACTGAGACTCTTGCTCAAGACGGTTTACTGGAACGTTTAAAGATCTATATAGTCTTTTTTGAAAGTAAAGAATATCGTCAATCTGGCCTAGGTTCTCACCGCCTGGAAGTGTACTAATCTCTGTACCACGTCCACCTTCACGTCTTGGCAGCCAGAAATCTTCAAGCATAGACATGTGTTTACGGTCATCTTTAATCTCACCCGTGCTAGCATCGTAAACAAGCTTGTTACGATAACGAGTCATAATACCTTTCATATACTCTTCAGCTTTACCTTTTGGCAAGTTACCAACATCGATATAGAAGATACGACGTTCAGGCGCACGTGCAAGACGATAGATCACAAGTGAGTCTTCCATCATGCGCAACTGGTTAATAGGCTTAAGGGCTTTATGTAGGTACGAAACCACGTTCTTTTGTGTAGAATCTAAAAGACCTGATGTTGTATAGATAACAGAATCTTTTGTAAGTTTAATACCAGAGTTCTGTTGTCCAGGTTTTTCTTGATAGATGTAATATTCGTTTTGACCCTCGATGATTGTGGCACCTGTAATAGGATCTTTTTTACGGATAACTTCTTTTACCTTACGGACCTTAGCAGCATCAACTGGACGAATATCCTGGATGCCTTTCTTAGGATTATTTTCATCAACTACAAGGTGGTATACTTTTCTACCATCGATGTACCATGATCTAAAAATATCATGACCCATATCCCCAAATTTGAGCATATAAAGGATCTCGTCAAATTCTTCGACAATTTTAGTTTTAATAGATTTGGATAGGTCTGTTTCGTCAAGATTCACTTTGACCGACATCTTATCACCACCAGAAACAGCTTCATTGGTAATGTCTTCAATTGCTGCATCAACTTCTGGATGCTGAGCAACACCACGATATTTTTGAATAAGTGAAGAATTATCTTTGGATTTGTCGCCATGGATATCTACGTATTGGCCATAGTGCGATCCTGATGCGGTTACATAACCTGCACCATCTTCGTCCACCTTAGGAACGATAGATTTTAAATTCTTTTCATCTTGTTCTTGTTTTTTGGTTCTGCTAATTTCGAACCCAAACAATTTTAAACTGTTATCAGCCATTATTAATCCTATCGTTTAAAGAGGTTGGGCGTTCCCGCCCAACCTGATCTTATATATCCACTTATTAGGAAGTGGTATTTGATTCCCAATACTGAACTTGGAATTCTACACTGAATCTTTCGATATCATCATTCGCAGAATACGCAAGATCAATTGGAGATACCACGGTAGGAAAGCAACCTCTAAAGGTATATGTCTTTAGGATTGATCCATCGCGGTCCAACTGTTCCACTAACAGATCTGCTTCGTAATCAATAGGTGCTGTCAGTCCAGTATTTGCACTGTGTGCGTTAATACCATTCATCCAGCGTTCCATTGAGTTACGAACACGGAAATCAGTGTCGTTAATAATTGTTGGTGACCACGTGTCAAACGTTCTATCACCAGCAAGTTTAAGTTGTCTACCACGGAATGGGATTGTAATTAATCCCATTGTTGATCCAGGTAGCTGAGCAGCTTCACAAAGGAATGAAGTAATTTCTACATCACCATTTGCATAAGCTGGGAAGTTAATAGTAGCTTTAAACAGATTAGGTCTAGCGCCACCACCTTTTAACTTGGCCTTAAAATCGTCTACTCCAAGAATAGCCATTTTATATTCTCCTTAGCGCTTATACCGTACCTACGACTTCTTCAAAGTCAACACCTGTTCTAACTGCAACGAAGTTAAGCGTTACGAAGTTAATTGAACGTGCTGGTTTGACGAAGATCGAACATACGAATTCGTTTCTATCTATAACTGCCGGTGTGTTGTTTGATTCGTCACAAACGACGCGGAAGTCGGTGATACCTCTTCGACCTTGGATTTCTCTAAGGAAAGGCTCGATAACATTTTTAAACTCTGCGCGAGTAAACTCATCGTTGAATTCAAACATAACGTTACGTGCTGCAACAGAGATCGCTCTTTCAATACCGAGGAACAGACGACGTACGTTAATACGATCGAATGCACTTGGACGAGAAAGCTTAGTCTTATCGCCGAATAACATTACACCTTGACCAGGAATATTTGCGATCGGGTTAATGCCTGCTTTGTAAAGAGTGTCACGCTGAGTCTGGTTAGGAGAGTATGCCAGTGAAGTAATACCAAGCATCTGACCTCTACGTGGACCAGCTGGCGAGAACCAAGGAGCAGCAACTGCATCAGTAGCAGCCATAATACCTGCAACAGAAGATGCCGCTGGAATATAGATGTATTGATCGTTAAACTTATCATATACCTTTAGGTAGTTGTTGTCAACAATAAGGTAAGACGAACTAGTAAATGTATTACCAGTTGTAACAGTACTTGTGGTTGGATCTGTATTATTAATAATATCAGATCTTGCAGGTGAAGTAACTACTACACAGTCTTTACGAATACCCTGTGCAATCGCAACACAATCGTTAACTACCGAAGTTTGATCCGCACGGGCGTTCATACCTGGAGCAATTAAGAAATCTATTAGCAGATTTTCTTTATCTTCAAATAAGTCAAAGCCTGTTGCATAGTCGCCTACGCCAAGAGCATTACCATTTGAACCACCTGTGAAATTGATAGATTTAGTTACTACACCCGACTGAGCATAGTCTTTACCAGAAGCCGCATTTGTACCTGCTTGTACGCTAAAGTTGCCAGTACCAAATCCAGCCATCCAAGTGTATTTAGAACCGTTGTTGATTCTGTCGAGGATGTAATTAGATGAACCATCAGCGCTTAATGCACCTTTTGCAAGAGATACAAATGGGAAGGTTTCTAAGACTTGGCCTCTAGTACCTGATAGTTCGCCAAGGCGATCAACTACTACTACATGGACTTCATCGCCTGATGCTCCAGCGTCTGTTGCATGTGCAGATGTACCTGGCGCTGTATCAAAGCTTGTATTATAAGTCCAAGCGTTAAAGTCGGAATCACCCGAAGAATCTGCACCACACCAGTGAATAGAGATCGAGTTACCAACCTCACCTGGATATTTGCCGATAAACGAATGATCGCTATCGTTAAGTGCACTGATTTGGTTATCGAAGTTATCTCTATTTTTGACAAGAGGTGCTGCAGCGCCTGATGCCACATCGAAACCATTCGTTGCGGATTCTACAACTCGAACGACTTGAAGCTCGTTTGAATATCTTAAGAAGTAGGCAGCAGAATGCCACTCTACTGTGTTATCACTGTCAGGTGAACCAAATGCTTCTACCAAACCGGTTTCTGTTGAAATTAATTGAGTTTCCTCTACAGGACCCCAGTTAAATTCCCCAACAAAACCGCCAGTAGACGTAGGAACATTCGGAACAACCCCAGTAAGATCAATCTCTCTAACAAATATGCCAGGAGACTGTAATGGTGTTGAAATTGCCATGACTCTTTTCCTCTGAGTTAAATTATAAGCTTATATCATAATGCGGATCTATCACTTATTTCTATTTATAAGAAATTATATTTAGAAACTGTGGTGTTCATAGTCTATGGCCCAAGGTTTACCTATGTCGTCTTCTCTTTGTAATTCATTAATTGCATCAGATCCATCATCAATAAATCCGAATGGCACCAAGTCATTTTCAATCTGATTCATTTTATCCTTAAACATCATCTCTTTTAAATTGATATCCGTCATATCACCAAACATTTCAGTCGTAGCAAAGTAGCCAAACATAACTAAATTCATCATTAAGTCGTCATGGTTACCCTGTGAGGCTTCATACGATTGGCCCTTGGCAATAAATGTAGAACACTCTAAGATAGTATTGGTGTCATGGATCTGGAGTTTTTCATTCTCAATAATATCTTTAATACCAGAACATCCTAACCGTTTTACCTTGCGAGTCATTTCAATACCAATTCCGTCTGATTTAAGCGCAGACGATACGTGCATGTTTTCATATTCTAATTCATGATATAAACCACGCGTGACTAGCACACCTTGATCATTTGATTCAATAATAACGTATGCCTGATTGTAAGAAGTTGCATACTTATAAATAATGTCAGGGAAGAGTATTGGAGAGATAGAGTTACATCGATAAACCGCGACTTGTTCAAACGGTCTACAGGTTACATCGATCACATTAAATGTAGAATAATCCTGTCCTCTTCCCTTACTTACATCTACGCATATAATATATTCATGATCTTTTTTGGTTTCTTTATAAACCAGTAAGTGCCCACCCTCTAGAATCTTAACAGGGTCTATAGCCTTCATTCTCATAAGAGCTTCTGCGCCGATTAGTGTGTCGCCAGTGCCGAAGAACGTATTGCCAAATTCCTGATCAAACTGAAGCTGTGAAGTATTGTTAACCGTCTCACGCTTCCAAGCTTCATCACGTCCTGGAACATCCCACCAATCAACTCTGAATGGTATATATGCGTTTGTCTTTTGTCCAGCGCCTTGCCAGATAGTATAGAACTGGTTACCAATACCGTTCGCAGTTGATGTAATAATAACCTTTGTATCTTTACCAGATGAAACAACGGGATATGTCGATGTATAAAATTCTGTAGCATTTTCAACGAATGCAAATTCGTCAAGATAAAGTAGGTTAACAGATTGACCACGAATAGAAGAACCTGAAGTAGCCGCAGCAAAAATCTTAGAGTTATTACTAAACTCAATTGAACCTTTGTTTAAAGCTTTTGTGCCAGGCTGTAGAAAGAATGGTAAGTTCTCTAACATAAGTGTAACACGTGAAAGCATCTCACGGGCCGTAGCACCTTTGTTTGCTAATACTGCAATATTTTTTTCAGAATGAAAAATGCCAAACCAAAGCAGATACGCAACAGATGAAATTGATTTACCACTCTGACGACATGCAAGAACAATAGTAAATCGGTTATCGTTAAAGTGCTGAAACATCTTTTTCTGGTAAGGATACAGCTTAAAGTTTACTAAGCCTTCATCAAGTGAAATAATCTTACAGTATGTCACAGCAAAATATGCAGGATCATTCATGCACTTTTGATATTCAAGTATAGTTTCTTGTGACCATCCCTGAACAATCCCATCACGTTTAACATTTTGATTACCTAAGTAACCTTCATTAGTATTTACAATATTATTCATCTTTTAAATGTGGTGTAATATCAACTACGTTGCTCTCTACTTGTTTATTATTCGCATCTTGAAGCATACGTTGAAGATCTGTTGTTGATCCTATGAACAGATTATTAGTAGTTTGTCCATGAGGTAACTGTGGTTGTTCTTTAATGTTAATATCTTTATGTTTCTTATTCAGATCCATAAGCTTATCGTTAACATCAGCAACGTTTTTAATAAGTCCAGATAGCACTTCGAATGCTCTAGGGTGCTCGCTCTCACGTGCGACGTCGATCATATCTTCAAGAGCATTTCGTCCCTTATTGATTAAATCAAATAAGGTGTCTCTTGAATATTCATAGTCATTTTTAATTCTATCTGAGTCCATATCAATCAATCAATGTTGTTAAAGTTTCTGTAAATCCATAATCACTATCAGGTGAAACGTTTAAGGGGTTTGGTTCTACTGTTAAAGTTGAAACCTTATAATCGGAATCTGCCATAAAATAAATTTCATTAGTAACCTTGCGAATAATTTTGCCTTCGTTAATGCTCTGGTAAAAGTTGGCATGCATTTGAAAGTCTAATTGATAGATAATAGTTCGTCTATTAAAAGATCCTTCATAGTCATCAGAGTAAGATATACCATTTAATATAATAGGAACATCTTCTTTTATATCTGGATAATCTGAAAATGGCTTAATGGTTAAGTTATACTGTGGACTAAAGTACGGCATGATTTGTTCTACTATTTGTAGAGCATCATCCTGAGTCTTTGCATAGACGTTAAGCTGCATGTCAATAGTATATGGTACGTAGTTATATATCTTCGAGTTTGTAGTTATACTATCGCTAGCTCTATTTCTTGCACCCATTTTTTGTAGCTGTCTTTGCGCATCATATTGATACCCTAAGATTTCAAACGACATACGAGGTAATTTAATAGCCACCTTTGTGTCATTGGTTAAGTCAGGATTTTCCCTAATACGTTCTAAAAAATCTCTTTTAGGTGCATACGATAAAGGAACCTTCATAGTGTTAAGCACTTTACCCGTCGAATCTTTACGAAGAACATACAGGTTATTAAAAAGAGACCCAAACATTGCGACGCTTTTACGGATACGTTCGTGGTAGAAATATGTTCCTAACATTACTGAGGATCTCCAAATGGATTTTCGTCGCTAAAATCTAAGAATTCTAGATTATCAGTACCGAAGTCTAAATTCTGTTCATTCTCAGATAGCTGGTTATCTTCTACCACTGCTGTAACTAATCCACCAGAACCATCAGATGCAAGAATAAGTCGAGTCGTAATAGCGTGGAATTTGCCATCGCTAGCTCCAACCGAAACAATCTTCAAAGTGCCACTGGAATCATTCCAATCTGAAACTTCGCCCTCGATAATAGTACCATCTGAAAGGGTCTGATACACAGGTTCACCCTTTGTAAATGTAATAACAGGTGGTGGTGCTATAGTTAAATCAGCTGAGGTATATCCAAAACCTCCATTAACTAACGTTAGATCAATAACTTGTCCTAAATCACTATCTATTATAGCTACCACTTCAGCGCCTGTCCCAACGTCTGGTGTAGAAATTGTAACTATAGGTGCTGTCTTAAAATATCCTGCGCCAGGATCTACTAGTCTAAGACCACCGATACTACCGGAGTCGGTAATACCTACATCACCAAGAGCAGTAGTTCTGGTAACATCGACTGTAAGAACATATTGGTATCCGTAGTCTGCTTCAATGTCATCAATTACATCAATACCAGTATCAAGTGCTTCACCACTATACTCAAAGAGTTCACATCTCATTTTATAGGTGGGCAGATTGCTTATTTGGTAGAATGGAGATTCATGCTCAACGTGCTGAATTTGAAATAAAGAATTAGATAGGCTAAGATAAACTAGATCACCTTCTCTTGGTCTTACAGAATTAATCTCATTATCATATCGGCCTATAGTTTGATTCCACCTTTTACGAGATACGATAAAGGTTGCTTGGTCACGAATCTCAATACCAAACTTAGTAAAAAGATCCCCTTCTCCATCAAACCCTTCTGCGTTCTCGATATACATTTCGATTTTATATGAGTTACTAAATGATGATTGTATATCGTCGCCTAAAATACGATCCTCATTTACTATTTCTCTTGGAATGTAATAGACATCTTGACCATAGATCTTAAGAGATTCTATAATAATATCTTCATATAGGTTTTGTTCTGATTTAACCTTTTGGCTAAAATAATGATTTGTTGCCATTTGTTTATCCTACAAAGAAATCTGCTGGCATCTCAAAGTCCATGCGAATCTTTTCTCTTAGTTTCTCAATTTCTTGTAGTGCATCCTCAAAGATCTGTCTTCCGTTAAGGGTAACTCCACCTGGTAATTGCATTCCTTCAAACTTAATTAGGTTTGAACCCCACTGTTGCTTAATTAATGCAGTGGTATATTCTTTTAACCACATATCATTCCATACTTTTGTATGAGCACCGGAATCTACAGTCTTGTATGCTTCGTATACAATATAATCACCGGCTTGCACATCTTTATCATTAAAGTCTCCGTGAAGATAAAGACGATTCATTTTACGTGAATACGTAGTCTGTGGTTCACCGTTGAGCTTCATATCAAGCAGAGATAGGTACTGGTTTAGCTGATCGTAATACGCTAAATCCCCTGCAAAGTTTTGCATATCAGCAATGTCATTTAACATCATCTGATACTTAATATCAAAGAAATTAAACGAAGTATTAAAGCTTGACGAAATACGGAACATTCTACTTATGTAAATCACATCATTAGAAACGGTAACATATTTATTCGATACGTCACTGTCACCTACGAGCTGCGATACATAGGTTCTATACGTCGCATCTGAGTGATACTCTTGCCAGTACTGTAAAGCCTCGTCAACCCGATCTTCTAATTGATCAACATCGACATTAATCTCGATTACTGGATCGCCTAATCTTCTAAGGCAGTAATCTATAAGACCTTGTCTTGAACTCGGGTTAGCCATATCTTATTCCTATTTTCAACTATTTATATTAGTTTAAAAGTGTTCCTGCTGCGTTATATACGTCAATACGGTAATACGAACCTTGTTGACCGTCGAGAAGATCGGCATCTAAACCTGATCCTGAGCCATCATTTACCGTAGCAGTTAGTGTCACGTTTGCAGATCCATCAATACTAACATTACCAGATAAATCCCCGCCTAATGTAATTGTACGAGCAGTCGTCCATTTGTCCGCATTAGGATGATAGCCATCTGTGAAGATAACATTTCCATCATATTTAAACTGTGCCCCGCGGCCACTATTTGCTGGGATAACGAATATTTGTGCACCAGTGCCATTTTTAAAATCATAAGATCCACCGGCCGGATTTCCTGCTGCGGTATTAAAAGTTAAGCCGAAATTTGTAGAGGGAGCAAAAGCAAATACATAGTTATCTTCGCCACTTACACCAACATTTATTTGGGAGCCACTACCTAGATTAATATCTGCTGAACTACCGAAAGTTAAATTACCAGACATAGTCCCGCCAGCAAGAGGCAACTTAGCATCGAGAGCTGTCTGTAAACCGTCTACGTTAGAAATAACGTGGTTGTGTGTATCATCACCAACAGTAGCGGTAATTGAGATATTACCTGAACCATCAAAGTTAGCACTACCGGTTACGTCACCGGTAAGAGCTATCGCACGAGCGGTTGCAAGAGCAGATGCGGTTGAAGCATTACCAGTAAGAGCTGCTGTAATTGTACCAGCAGAGAAGTTACCAGATGCATTTCTTGCTACAATTGATGAAGATGTATTTGCTGAGGTAGCGGATGTTGCGGAGTTTTGGACTTTACCTACACTAGATATAGTATTAAGCTTGGTATCCGCAATAGCTGCTGAAGCATTAATATCAGCATTTACAATCGATCCAGCCGTAATAGCTGCGGATAGTGTAATATTACTTGAACCATTAAATGCTACGCCTGAAGCTGTAATATCACCGCTGATAGCAATATTTCGACTTGTTGCTAAGACTGTAGAAGATGTAGCATTACCTGTTACGTTACCTGCTACGTTACCAGTTAAGTTACCTTGGAATGTATCGGCTTTAAATGTACCAAGTGAATACGATGCATCACCATCGTCAATGCTTCCATTAGGCTCAGGCGCATATTCATCTACTACTTTAAATATACCATCGCTTACATCAAAGTAAATACCAAGGTGTGTATATCCTACCCCAGTAGTGCCAGTGTTACGATTAGTAAACCAACCTGTATCGGTATTTACTGGAGCAGCTTGGCCATCCCATTTATCAGCAGAGGTGTGACCAGTTGTAGCGTTAAAGAAGATACTGATACCATCAGCTAGAGCTTGATCATCACCTGTAATATCGACGTCGGTTGCTTCGGTCGTTGAAAAGTTATCTAATGACCATTCAAACGTATCGACACCGCCAGAACCTGTACCAACCCCATCAATTCTAACATAGAATGTTTGTGTCGTTGTCCCTTCATAGTGTCCAGTGAAGTAAGCATCATCCAGACCTGAACCTGTAAAGTTAGTATTCGCAGAACCAATAGTATTACCAGAGTTCAGATAGATAAATGAATTATCAACTGCGAGGTTAGCCTGTGAAACAATCGACTGTGTACCATTAACAGTTAAGTCACCGTCTACAGTTAGGTTACCGTCGATGTGCGAATTACCACTTACTCTCAATTGTTCAGAGTGATGCCAGTCAACGTTGACGTAAACGTAACCACCAGAGGAATCTGATACCACGCAGGCCCCAATTTCGACTGGGAAGTACGGATATGTAGCAGCAGTATTTTGGAGTGAACCATCTGCGGCAAGATGTATAGGTTGTCCAGCTGTAATCGCAGAAGTATCAAATCCTGAAACTAAACCTCGAACAGTCACATAACCGTAAGAAGAATTTTCAATAGTATGCGTCGCTAATCCGACAACACGCGCTTTTGTTTCGGTTGTAGCATCAGCAGG